TAATGCTCACGGTATTGTATTAATTCCATTAATCGAAAATCAATTTAATTCTATGAAGTCAGAATTGAAACTAATTGAAGCAGGGCAAAAAGGAAAGGCGGCAATAGTTTCAAATGTATTTCCATACAAGCAGCATATTAAGCATTTAGAAAGCGGTTTAATCGCATCAAATGATAATTGGGCTAAATCTATCAACTACATATCAAAGAATAGAAACGCTGCTATTGAAATGGCTGAAAGTTTGAATGAATACATTACAAGAAACTACCGACTAAATAAAGAGAACAAAATAAGATTTGATACACTATGACAATATTAAACTGGATTGATTACGAAGATGGAAGCGGAAAAGAAATTAACTGATGCAGTCATTATCAAATTAATGCTATTTGAGAAAACCCAAGAACTAAGACTTGAACCTCACGAAGCTAAGGAGTTTCAAAAGTATGTTCAAGATAAGTTTCATTTTAGAGTTGATTTAAGTTGCAGTGATTGCATAGCTCGTAACGCTAACAAGGTTATAAAGTATTTAAAAGAAAATAGTTAAATTTGTAGAATGGATAAATCAAAAGAAATCCTGATTGATGAAATATCTAAACTTGACCCTACCTGGAGCAAAGAAGATATTAATGATGTAGTGAGCAAAGAACCAATATTTGATGCTGCTAATAATGCAATCAAACGACACGCTAAGGAAATGTTGAATGAGTTAGCAGAAAGCAATCCAAGTATTAAGAAAGCACTTGATGAAATACGTTAAAATCAAAGACATAAAACCAAACCTAAAAAACCCAAGAGTTTTAAAGGATGAAAAGTTTGAGAAGCTGAAGCGTTCTATTTCTGAATTTCCTGAAATGTTAGAACTTAGACCGATAGTGGTGGATGCTGATATGATGGTACTTGGTGGCAATATGAGATTAAGAGCCTTGCAAGATTTAGGAGTGCAAGAAGTCCCAGTATTGATTGCATCTGAATTAACAGAAGAACAAGAACGACAATTTATCATTAAGGATAATGTCGGCTTTGGTGAATGGGATTGGGATATTTTAGGAAATGAATGGAATAGCCAAGAGCTGAAGGAGTGGGGGCTTGACGTATGGCAACCAGAAGTGGAAACAGAATTAGAAGCCGAAGAAGATAACTACGAAATACCAAACGAAATAAAGACGGACATAGTATTAGGAGACTTATTCGAAATAGGAGAACATCGTTTACTTTGTGGGGATAGTACAGATAGCGACCAAGTGGCAAAGTTGATGAATGGGGAGAAAGCTGATATAAGTTTTACAAGTCCGCCGTATAATACAAAAGAAAATGCAAAATTAAGTCCACACCAAACTAATGGAACAAAATATAATTCTTATTCTGATGACCTAGAAGATGATGAGTACTTAAAGCTACTAACGGATTTTACAAATAATACGCTTTTATTTTCAGAATACAGTTTTGTAAATATTCAAAGTTTGTCAGGTAATAAAACCGTATTGATTGATTATTTGTATAATCTAAAAAATATTTATGCGGATACTTTAATTTGGAACAAACAAAATGCACAACCAGCAATGGCAAACAATGTATTAAATTCACAATTTGAGTACGTACACGTTTTTAGTCATAAAGCAAATAGAGCAATAGGCACAAAAGAATTCAGAGGTACAATAAGCAATGTTGTTGATATAAGTAAACAAACAGCAAATAAAGTGAAAGAACATAATGCGACTTTTCCAATAAACTTTGCGTCATTTTTCATATCAAACTTTTGCGTAAAATCAGTTGTTGATTTATTTTGCGGTAGCGGGACAACAATGGTAGCATCGCACCAACTTAAACGCAAGTGCTACGGAATGGAATTAGACCCAAAGTATTGCCAAGTAATAATTGACAGAATGCACAAACTTGATGAAACGTTGGAAATAAAAATAAATGGCAAGCCTTACATTAAACAATAATGAATAAACAAAATGTAACATTAAAAAAGGCAATGATTGAAGCGTTAGAGCAATCGCTTGGTATTGTTACAACTGCTTGTAAAAAAGTAGGGATAAATAGAAAGACTCATTACGATTGGTTAAAGAATGATGAGGACTATGCATCAGCCGTTTTATCAATAGAAGATATGACAATAGACTTTGCCGAGAGCCAACTCCACAAACAAATCAAAGAAGGTAATTCAACCAGCACTATATTTTTTTTAAAGACCAAAGCAAAAAAACGTGGATACATAGAACGGCACGAGGTAACTGGTTTAGATGGTGGTGACTTAAACCTCAAAATAGAAATTATCAAAGGTGAGTGAAATTACAAACCTCCGTCATATTTGAACACTTAGAAGAAAGTCACAAACGCTTTATAGTTGAGCAGGGCGGCACAAGGTCGGCAAAGACATACAACATCTTAATTTGGTTAATTGTTACAGCTTTAAGACGTAAAGGGCTAACATTTTCAATAGTCCGTAAATCGTTCCCATCACTCCGTACATCAGTAATGCGTGACTTCTTCGAGATACTCAATAATATGGGTATGTATTCAGAGAAGAACCACAACAAGACTGAAAGTACGTACAAGCTAAACGGCTGCTTATTTGAGTTCATATCCATTGACACACCGCAAAAGATTAGAGGTCGTAAAAGAAACATTTGTTTTATCAACGAGGCAAACGAACTAACAAAGGAAGATTACTTTCAGCTCAACATAAGAACAACGGAACGGTTAATTTGTGACTTTAACCCAAGTGAAGACTTTTGGATTTATGATGAAGTGGTAAGCCGTGATGATTGCGATTACTTTGTCACCACGTACAAGGATAACCCTTTTTTAGATGCAAGTACGATTAACGAGATTGAGCGATTAAAAGAAGTTGATGAATACTATTGGCAGGTTTACGGATTAGGGCAAAAGGCAATAATACGTGGCGTTGTTTTCAGTAATTGGGAAGTCAAAGCATTTGACCCGAATGAAATTGAATTGAAGGGCTACGGAATGGACTTTGGATTTACAAATGACCCTACTACATTAATTGAAGTTAGAATGATGAACGGTGAATTGTGGGTGCGTGAGTTAATCTGGAGAACTGGAATGACTAACCAAGACATTGCAGAACGAATAAAGGAACTTGAATTGCAAGGTGAGATTGTCGCTGATAGTGCAGAGCCAAAGAGCATTGAGGAGCTATCAAGGGGTGGCGTATTGGTGCGAGGTGCAACCAAAGGTCAAGATAGTATAAGAGCAGGAATAGACTTGCTTAGAAGGTATAAAATCAATATACATCCAAGTTCAGAAAACTTAATCAAGGAGTTTAAGAATTACAAGTACAAGCAAGACAAAGATGGCAATTATTCAAATGAACCAGTAGACAGATTTAATCACGGGATTGACGGGTTACGTTATTTCATTTTCACTAATATGAATGGTTCAGGTTACGGTGACTATCAATTTATCTAAAATGGTACATTTATATGAATGACCATAATAGACAAATTAACAATAGGCAAATATCAAACGATTGCCAACATTGAAGATGACAATGAAGTCACCAAAGGATTAAAGATAATTTCTACCATTGAGGGCTTACAGATTGACGAAGTAAGAAAATGGGATATTGTAGATTTCAAAAAGTATTTGAATGATTACGCTGCTATTGACTTTAGCAAATTTGAAAAGAAAAGACCAAAGGTTCTGATTATTGGAGGTGTAAGATGTAAGCTAATTGCAGACCCTTCCAAGATGTCAAGCGGTCAATTTATAGATGTATGCGAAGCAATGAAAGGCGAAGGCAATCCAGTTAATTACATTCACAAGGTTATTGCTATAATGGCAAAGCCAAAACCTACATTTGCGGATAAGGTATTGAATAAAGTATTTAGAGGGCAAATTAAAGACGATGTGTTTGCACGTGCTGAACAAGTTCAGGAACTACCACTCAAAGAAGTTTGGGGCGTGTTCATTTTTTTTTTGAATTTATACTGGAGGTACTTAAAAATTACAGAGGATTATTTGGAAGCGGAGATGAACAAGACGGTGAAGCAAGTGAACAATCTTTTGAGTCGAAATGGAGCTGGTTCATAATTTTAGAAATGGTTGCTGAAACTTTAAAAATATCAGTTGAGCAAGTCCAAGAGATTGGAGTGATTGAGTTTCTGAATTGGTGGGCTTACAACAAAGAGAAGCAAGATGACCTAAGAATTAAAATGAATGGAACGGGTAACTGACAAAATGAAACAAGGGGCGGCAGGTGATGAAACAAGAGTGTACTTCTTTTATGTAGACTTTGCAAAGTTGGTTAATAATTCAATGCAGCAGTTAATAGACGAATTGAATAAAAATGAATGACGAGATATACGAAAATTTAACGGGCTTTTGGCAAAAGGTGATCGACGACTTGGTTAAGTCTTTTAAAGAAAAATATGAACCGTTTTCCAGGTCGGTAACTCAGCAGTTAATCGGTGATGGGTATAATGCAATCCCAGTGAAAGTACAATCAGAAGGTTTTGAAATCACTATTTATATGCCGAATTATTATATTTTTATGGACGAGGGCGTAAGCGGTGCTGTAAATAACAAAGGAATAAGCAGGTTTAAGTACAAGAATAAAATACCTCCTATTTCAGCTATTCGTTTATTTATGCAAAATAGAACGATAGTCGGTGAAGACTTTAGAAAAGCAAGAAGTTCAAAAGGTAAAAACAGACAATCAAACATTGATAATGCACTCAACAAGGTAGCTTATGCAATCGCTTACAAGATATGGCGTGACGGGTTGCCAAAGACTAACTTTTTCAGTGATGTGGTAAATGAAAAACTTTTGACTAAATTTGAAAACGAAATAGTAAACGACTATTCACAATTAATAATAGATTCAATTAAATTAAAATAATATGGCTCATTTAGAAATGCAAAATTTTTGCAAGGATGTTAAAGACTTGCACCCTGAATACTTTGATGGTACTAAAGTATTAGACATTGGTAGCTTAGACATTAACGGCAATAACCGAGTTTTATTCGATGGTGAAGTTGAATACACTGGATTAGACATTGCGGAAGGGAAAAACGTTGATGTTGTTAGTTTGGCTCACGAGTTCAAATCAAAGCATAAATACGATGTTGTTTGTTCTACTGAATGTTTAGAACACGACATACATTGGCAAAAGACATTAAAGAAAATGTTGCAGCTCACACGTAAAGGCGGGTTAATGTTTTTAACGTGTGCTACTACTGGAAGGATTGAACACGGTACAATCAATGCTTATCCAGACACGTCACCTAATACAATCGCTAAGGGTGGCGAATGGGCAACATACTACAAGAACTTAACAAAAAATGAAATTGATGAAGTGTTCCAAGCTGCAAAGAATTTCAAAGAGTTCGACTACATTATAAACGGTCAAGCTAATGACCTTTATTTTTGGGGTATTAAAAAATAGACTATATTTGTAAGGTCTTACATAATTTGATTTTATTTAATAAAAGCCTTGCAGAAATGTAGGGCTTTTTTATATTTGTAGTTCACAATTCCAAGTGTTTGTGATTTTGTTAATTTATACATTGCATTAAAAGTCGTTTGCCTTGTAAAGTGAGCGACTTTTTTCATATACCAACTTTTTTAAAATGGTACTATTGTATAAATGGCAATCACCATACAATCACAACCAGACGAAGATTATAAATATCCAGCGTGGAATGACCTTAATTTTGTGGTTAGTTCTACTAATACGGCTCAAAGCGGTTTTAAGATAGTTGCAAACGTAAAAGTAAACGGCACAACAGTACAAACGCTTAATTTATACACTTACCCAAGCACAATTAGAAGCTATTGCAACGTAAACAAGATAGTTCAAAACTACATTACTGACGTTTATCAAGGGGTGTTACCATCTCCAAGTATTTATAGCAATCAATCACTATATTATGTTCAAGTTACGTTTCAAGAGTTTTATAGCGACCCAATTACATCTCCACCAGAATTAAAAGGTACACCAGTCAATTCAGATATAATCTATGTTTGGAGGGCTGCAATGTCTTTACAACAAATAGTTGATGCAGATTATCAGCTATACCAATTTGACTCCGCAAAAGTAACAGGCGATGGATTGTTTAATTTTCTTACTCCTTTTACAAATAGTGTCAATAGTTCTTTTGGTAATGTTGCTCCAACTAATATACCAAGCACAGCAAACATCCTAAAAATCAAAGCAAGTCAAATCTATTCACTTAGATACATTTTAAACAGCGTTAACAACATAACTTCTTACATTAGATTAGGGTTATACGATAGCACAAAAACAAGAACATATAGCACTCAAATATCATTAGTCGCCTTAGATAAAACAAAGATGTACGACTTCGCAATCGGTACTGATGTATTAGATACGCATATTTGGGATAATCCATTTACGTTAGATAGCAATGATAAGTACTTTGCAATATTGATTACATCAGTAATAACCACTCAAAGCAAAACCTACTTCTTTGAAATTGATTGGACTCCTTGCAATGCTTATGAAAATTACGAGGTACATTGGTTGAATAGATATGGAGGTTTTGATAGTTGGCTTTTTGATAGGAGGTCAAAGTCGCAAACAGAGGTTAATCAAGTGACACACAAAAACAATCCCTTTAATATTAGCAGCCCAACTCCGACAACGTATCAAAGATATGTAAAACCTCATTTTACTAAATTATCTGATGTTTTAGATTTGAATACAAATAATTTGAAGGTTTGGGAATATGAGGGATTAAGTGACTTATTTACATCGCCAGAGGTTTACGTGAAAATAAATGATGCTTTCTTTTCTTGTGTGGTTCAGGATAAACAAACATTTCAAAACTACAAAACAAGTGATGGAGTGTTCAATGTCAATGTAAAATTAAAAGTAGATAATAACCAAGTAAGACAATGGTAAGTAGTCAGATTATAGGAGGTTATGAAGTGCCATTGACCGATGATGTTTCTTTGAATAAGGTAGCTTACGATATTGAAAACCCACAAATCAGAAAAACAGATTTTACCAAGTCAATAACAATCCCATCAACGGCTGAAACTAACAAGTTATTTGAAAACTTATTTGATGTCAAGGTGGCATTGCAGACGTTTAACCCAAACTTGAAAACAAGCTATCAATTAATTATAGATGGTATTAGTGTATTAAATGGTTATTGTCAGTTGATTGACATTGTAATTGTTGATGGTTTAATCAATTACGTTTTAAATGCTAAGGGTGCAGTCGGTGATTTGTACCAAAGTATTGGTGAAGCTAAGTTGGAAGATTTAGATTTTATTTCACTTAATCATACTTGGAATAAAACAAACATTGAAGCGAGTTGGACTCCTACATTAGGCAGCGGATATGTTTACCCTATGATTGATTGGGGTGTAAAAAGCAGTCAACAAATTTGGCAAATAGAGGACTTTAAGCCAGCTATTTTTTTAAAGGAATATATCGATAAAATATTTGCGGGTGCAGGATACACTTACACAAGTACATTCTTTACATCAACACGTTTTAAATCGCTTGTAATACCTCAAAGTTCTGATGTAGTTAGTTTATCTGATGCAACGATAAAAGACCGTCAATTCGTTGCTGAAAGAGATGCAACAAATCAAACGGGAATTGCAATCGGTGATTTATCAAGCCCGTCAGGTATGGGTACTTTGATATTTAATAATGTTGGAACTCCATTTTACAATACAAGCGGGAACGATTATAATGCTACTAATGGCAAATGGACGGTAGCAGAAAAGGGGAACTATTCATTTAAGGGTTACATCAAATCAAACTTTGTTTACACTGAAGTTTCAACACAAACAACACAATGGCTTAACTATGTTTTATCTCAATCAAATTTAACCGCTTACATAAGTTTTGCGATAGTTAGAGAGCGTTCGTCAGTAGAAACGATTGTAGATGTAGCTATATTAGACATTACGGCTGAAATGACGAGCGAAATAATTACAAGTTCTTACACTTCGCCAAATTTCACTGCGAGTTTTAAAAGTGCTGCAATAGATTTTCAGGTAGGAGATATAGTTTCATTAAGAATATCAGGGATAAACTTAAAAGGCAGGACATCAGGTTCTACCAATGTTTCAGCATTAGTTACTGATTCTACATTAACTCTTCAAACTGATTCACAACTTGGCACAACGGTTGAACAGAAACATATTGGAGTTGGAGAAACAATGACAATGAGCGACACAACTCCAAAGAACATTAAACAAAAAGATTTATTAAACGCAATTATCAAACGGTTTAATCTTTACCTTGAATACGATGCAGACAATGATAAAAACATAATCATTGAACCACGTGAAGACTATTTGACAACCGACATTGAAGATTTGCAAATGTGGGTTGATAGGTCAAAAGACTACATTATTAAACCGCTTGGGGCGTTAGATAGTGGGCAATATAGATTTACAGACAAAGAAGATGAAGATGTGGCAAACGTTACCTATCAAACAAGAAAGGGTGATGTTTACGGCAACAAGTTGATAGTATTGGATAATGACTTTCAAACAAGTGAAAAGGTTATTGAAACAATCTTTGCAGCGTGTCCATTGGTGCTATCTGAGGGCAATGATAGGATAATTAGTTCAATTGCATTTCCTCGTGATTTGGGCGGGTTTGCTCAAGAAGTAGCTTTGCCTAAATTGTTGTATTGGGGTGGTTTATTAGATACCAATTATAATTGGTTTTTAGATGACGGTTCTACATTTTACACTAAAACAACATATCCCTATGCAGGACATTTAGACAATCCATACAACCCTACATTTGATTTATCTTGGGGTGTACCTAAGTTGTTGTTTTATGATTTTAGTGCGGGTGGGCTATTAGATTTGCTTTATACAGATAGTAATTGTTTCAATATTTACTGGAAACAATACATCGAAGAAATAACCGACAAGGATAGCAAGATACTTGAAGTTCATTTAGTTTTAGATGCACATAGGTACGATTTACTGTCATTCAGAAAACAGTACTTCATTGATGGTGTGTATTGGCGTTTACTTGATGTTAGTGATTTTAACCCGTTGGACGGTGAAACGGTTAAATGTAGATTTATTAAGTTAGCAGCAAAAGACTCATTCACGGGTGAGCAAAAAGAAATTTATGGAGGTGGTGGCGTTTTCACGGGTGGCGATGGAACACCAAAGCAAGGAATGTTATCAAGCAAAAGTAACGGTTCAACTCCATCTAACAACGTTTTGAATTACGGTGATAGCGTTGTTTCTGGTAGGCAATCAATACAAAATAGTGATAACATATTAAGTGGTTCAGGGATTAAGCAAACATTTACAAGCGGTTCAGATGGGGCGAGGTTATTAGCTCCAAGAACGGCTGCAATCAATTCTCCAAACGTGGAAATAGTAAGACCTGATGAAATGTATGTGAACGGTGTGTATTTAGAAAAGTTGGTTGAAATCACTTTGACAGCCGCCCAAATGAAAACACTAAACACGTCACCTTTTCAGATTATTCAATCACCTAATTCTGATGAATATATTAGGATAACAAGGGGTTATATTAGAATGTCAGGCACTAATTTCACAAATACATCAAGGTTATTAATTAGGACAATGACGACTGAAAGTGTATTGATACAAACATCAACTACTTTTTTTGATACAAGTTCAAACGCTGAAATAATGGAACTTCAAACGGAGGTTGCTGATTTTGGCGAAAGTATAGAATTATACCAGAGTGCAGATATGGAGGGTACGGGTTCGAGTGTTACAATTAAATTAATTTATCAAATAATACAATTCTAAAATGGCAACTCAAAAAGATATAGCCTTAAATATTAAAGTCAAGTTTGAAGGGGCGAATACCGTTCAAGAACTTGAAGAAGTTTTGAATGACATTAATAAGGAACTTGAAGAAGTAGAGCAAGGTTCAGAGGCTTTTGAAATATTAACCGACACGGCAAAGAAAGCAACTAATGAAGTCAAAGAAGTAAATGCAAAGGTTAAAGATTTAAACGGTCAAAGTGCAACCTTAAAACAAGGTATGCAAGGATTAAGCGGCGTTACTCAAATATTTGGTGGTGCGGTTGGTGACTTGTTTGGTAAATTGCAAGGAGCTACTGACCAAATGGGAAAACTGACTAATGTTTTCAGGTCTTCTACTTCGAGCATTGGAGGTAGTTCAAAGGCATTAAGAATTTTTAAAGTAGCACTTGCATCAACTGGAATTGGTTTATTGATAATTGCACTTGGTTCATTAGTATCTTATTTTACCAATACACAAAGAGGTGCAGACAAAGTAAGCAAGGCATTAGCAGGATTAAAGGCAGGCGTTGCGGTAATTGTAGATAGATTTAGCTCATTAGGTGAAGGGTTAATTGCTTTGTTTAAAGGAGATTTTTCAGAAGCTGGGGCAATATTCAAAAAGGCGGTATCAGGAATTGCAGATGAGATTTCACGTGAGGCAAAAGAGGCTGTTTCATTAGAAAATAGATTACAGAAATTAGAGCAACGAGAAATACAACTAATCGAAGTGCAAGCTAAAAGACGTGCAGAAATTGAAAAAATGAAATTGTTAGCTCAAGAGAATTTTGAAAATGCGGACAAAGCAGCTAACTACATAAGTAGAGCAATAGAGTTAGAGAGGCAACAAGCAAATGAACAAATAGCAATAGCAAAAGAACGAGCATCAATAATCAAAGCAAATGTAGGATTAGGTGAGTCAATGAATGAAGATTTGCGAGCGTCAGCAGAAGCGAATGCAAGGGTAATTGAATTGGAAGCTGAAAGGGATAGCAAACTAAAAGAACTTACATCACAATTAAGGGGTTTTGGGAATGCTCAAAAATCTGCAAATGAAGCGGTGGAGGACGGTGCAAAAGCTAGAGAAAAAGCCGCAGCAGATGCACAAGCACAAGCAGAAAAGCAAGCTGCAGAAGCTAGAGAAAAAGAGTTTTCAAAAGCAATATCAGACCTACAAGATTACTATGCAGACAGAAAGCTAATAATAAGCCAAAATTTTATTGATGGTTTAATTTCTGAAAGTGAATACGCTAGCCAATTATCTCAACTAGAAGATGAGCATAGGCAAGCAGAATTAATAGCACTAGATGACTACGGTCAAGACAAAACTCAAAAGGAGCAAGAAATAGCAGATAAGATAATTGCTATTAAGAAAGATGAAAACGCAAAAATTGCAGAAGCAAACGCTCAATTAAAGCAAGATGAAAAAGATGCAAAAACAAAAGAAATAGAAGATTATGAACGATTAACGCAAGAGCGACTTCAATTAGCACAAGGGCTGTATCAGGACTTAAAAGCGTTATCTCAAACTTTCTTTGACGACACAGAAGAAGGTCAGAAGAAAGCCTTTGAATTTAATAAGATGGTAGCAATAGCAGAAACATTAGTTAGTACTTATTTGGCTGCTCAAAAGGCTTATGCGAGTCAAATGTCATTAGCTACTCCAGACGCTCCATTTAGGGCTGCGGTTGCAGCAGGTTTAGCGGTTGCTAGTGGTCTTGCTAGAGTTGCAACAATTCAAAGAACACAATTCAATTCAACTTCGCCAA